TCACTTCTTCGCCTCCTCTTTGGCCTGATACCACCCGGCGGTGTCCACTTCCTTGCCGCATTCCGCGCCAGCCGCAGCAATGGCGTCTGCGAACTCCATGCGCTCGAACACTCCCAGCTCACTGCCGGGTGAGCAGTTGATGACCTTGAAGCCGTGCTGATCGAAGTGCGGCTTGAGCGCCTCGAACCGCTTCTGCAGCGACTCGTACAGAATGTTGTTGTGCCGGATCGCTTCCTTCGTGCGATCTTCGCTGAAGGCGTACTTGCGGTCGTTCGCCATCTTGAAGTCGCACCCGAGCAGGTACACGGTGCGGAATCCGAGATAGTGCAGCAGGTGCAGCGCCGCGAGCATCACGCTGCGTTTGCCCTTGATGCCGAGCGAATCGGTGTGCTCTCCGTCCTGGCCCCAGTTGATCGTGTCGCTCTTGAGGAACCGGCTGTGGTCGAAATGGTCGCTGCGGCGATAGAACAGCACGCCGGGCATCTGGCGGACCTTGAACGCGCTGGCCCGGAACGAACCGTCTGGATTCTGCACGCGCAGGCGCTTGTCGAAGTGCGAGACCGGCACGATTTTGAGGATGCCAGGATCCTTCCAGCCAGTGTCGATAAAGCGGCCGGGATCATCCACGCACGTCCAGAGCGTCGGGCGGTGCAGCGTCCATGCGTTATTCACCGCCATCGTGACGATGCCGCGCCGGTTGAGCTGCGTCAGGTCGATCTGGTTGAGCGACGGCCCCGAGAGCAGCAGGAATGCCGAGCGCCCTCGATAGAAGTCGCACAGGGACATGGAATCGAAGTCGGCGGTGTAGAGCCGCACGCCCGACCGCGCGGGCTTGCGCTGCTTGAGCCCCGCCTGCAACGCCGCGATGTCGCCGCTGTTCTCACGCATGGTTGAACGTCCCTGTGATGTACTTGAGCGCGCCACGTCCCTGGCCCACCTTGCCGACCCGACCAATCCGCTCCAACCACCACGCTCGGGACCGCACCGTCGGGTGCAGCCCCTCACCGTTGACCTTGGTCTTGCTCTCGCGTGTGCAGATCGAGAACACAAACTTCCCGCTCGGCACCGCAATCCGCCGCATCTCTTCGAGCACCTCGTCCACTTCTTCTGGGAGCAGGTGTTCAAGGGCATCGAACGAGGTCACCACATCGGCGATGCCCGCGGACACCGGCACACGGTGCATGGGCGCCACGATGTCCGCCTCGGGGAACGCGAAGTCCACGCCCAGCCCGTCGATCCCCAGCCGCCGCAGGTGCCGTATGAAGAGGTTCCGGCCGCAGCCGAGGTCCACCACGAACCGGGGCTTGAGAGCCTGGACGATGGCGTAGGCGTGCTGACCGTGGTTGCTGGAGCCGTAGCGCGTGCCGACAAGCGAGGCGTACTTGCCGCGCTCGTGCTCTCGGCGTGCTTCCAGGTCGATGGGGATGTGAGTGTTCGTTTCAGACATAGAGCCACACGGGAACGTCGAACTCCACCAACTCGATTCCATTGAGCGCCTGGAAGCACCACACGGTGCCCCCGCGAGTGTCGCGCTCTGCCGTCATCTGCACGGCCACGCCCTTCAAGATGGGCCGCAAGATCGGGATCGCGGCCTTCCGCGGGCAGTACCCCTGATCGCCGCCGGGGTTTTCGAGCTGCCCAGGGATGAACAGAGACTTGAGCGCCCCGAAGCCATCCGTCCCCTCCGGGTCTTGCTCCGGCACATCGCTGTGGTGACTCTCGAAGCGGTTGATCGCATACTTGTCGGGGTCGCCGTCGGACGTCAGGCCATTCTCGACCTTGATGTAGCGCCCGAAGGTCTCGCTCCCTGGGTCGCCATCGATTGCGGCTTCATCCCACGGGTAGCGCCACCTGAACCGCTCGCCTTGAATCTCCGTCGCCTCGCCGAGGATGGCCGCGATCTTGTCCGAGCGGGGGCGACCGATGTCCACCACGGCCCACTTCTCGCCGACACCATCTTCCTTCCAGAGAATGGCCGTGCCGCCAGACCCGCCTGAGACGAGCACCCGCTCGCCCGCCTTGATGTCCGCGAAGGCGTGATCTTCCTCTTCGACGTCCAGGCGGACTGGTGTGACGCCGTGGATGACGCACTGCCCCATCTCGCCGGCGAGGATCGGCTCACGGGCTACCACGAAGCGGCCCGGCGGCGTCTCCTCGTTTGGCTCGATCCCCTTCAGTGCCATGCGGTTCTGGAAGGTCTTCTCCGGTCCCTCATCCCCGGGTGGAAAGAGAGGCCCATCGATGGCCATGACGTGGTAGCGATTGAGGTCCGACCCGGTGTCGTTCCGCACCGGCACGACACCGTGCTGGCGCGCAACATCGCGGAGTTCGCCGGAGAAGCGATCCTGCTGGCGACGCTTGAGCTCGAGCGCTGCATCGACGAACGCGTTGTACGCCCGCGCGGGAACGCGGAGCGGATCGCCGGGCCGGACTTTGCGGAGGTCGTCTCCCATCAGTCGAGCCCCAATCCGGCGAACGCGCCGTCGTCATACACACGCTCGACGTACGCCGCGATCGGGCGCTTCACGATCGCCTTCGCCGCTGTGTCCTCCTGGTCGGCGTAACGCACCCACAGGTATTCCCATCCCTTCTTAGAGATGCCGTTGATGGGGCCGATGGAGAGACCCGAGACGTTGGGGCTCCCGGCGAACCGGTATGTGATCTCCCAGTCGGCATCTTCACCGAGTTGCACACGCTTCGACCCCGACGCCCCGAGGAAGAGCACCTCGCCGGGCTGAAAGCCCTTGAACGAATCGCTGTTCACCTTGCCCGTGAGTTCGAAGAGCACGGCGCGGTACGACGTGGTCATCTCGTCGTCGGGCTTGTAGTGCGTCTCGGCGAAGTTGAACACCGGGACGGTGATGTCCACGCCCTCGACACCATCGGCGCTGACGCCGATCGCGCCTTTGAAGTCTGGAGCAGCGCCGACCCCCGGAGCCGGATACCGGTGCACCGTGTTCCGCGACTGCGTGATGTGCTGCGTGCCGCCGCCGGTGTCGAACGAGAAGACGGCCTCGGTCCCAGGCTGGGCGCTTCCCTGACTCTGCCCGTAGCGCACCGTGCCGTCCCACAGCTCGGGGCCGAGAGGTTCGATCGAGACACTCTGGCGGGCCAGACCCGCGAAGGTGGTGTCGGACTCATCTTCCAATGCGTCCCGCGCGGCGATGGCGTCATCGGTGCCAAGCACGATGAACGACAACTCCGCCGAGGGGTTCTGCCCCTTGGTGAGCCGCCGCGAATCGAACTTTTCACGCACCTCGATTGGCACCACTCACTCCATTTAGGTGAACGCCAGCCCGCCCGTACCCACCGCATCCACGAGACGCTTGGTGTTCTTCGCAGTCTGCTCGCTCGCGCGGGCTGTCCGCTCGGCCGCGTCGCCACCACCAAGTCCCGCTGCGCCAGCAGCGTTGAATGTGCCGGTGACGCTGATCCCTTTGCCGATGGCATCGCCGAGGCCCGAGAGCCGGTCCTCGAACTCCGACATCAGGTCCTGCGGGGATCGCCGTGGCCCCTTCTCCGCGTCCGCAGCTTCACGCTTTTGGCGGGCCAGTTCGATGGCATCGGCGAGCTTCTTCTTGGCCGCATCGAGGGCGGCCTGCGATTCTGCGAGTCCAGCCTCGGTCTTGTCTTTGAGCGCTTTCTGTGCATCTTCAAAGTCCTGTCCGATGGCGGCGAGGGTGGCCTCGTGCATCGCGGCCGCGTCCTTGCGCTGCGCTTCGCGTGCCTGCTCGCGGGCTGCCACGGTCTGCTGCGCCGCGTTCTCCAGTTCGACAAGCCGTGACTCCAGCTGCTGTTCGACCGCCTTCTTCGCGGCGTCCACGTCCAGGCCGGAATCGAACAGCCCCTGAATCTCCAGCATCCGTTTGGCGACCCACGACGATGCTTCTTCCCAGATCATCTGGAAGCCGGTGGCGAAGTTGGTCCAGGTCTTGGAGAGGAACGCAACCGTCTCGATCCAGCCGACCTCGAGGGCGTGGAACACAATCTCCGCGGCCGCGAGTGCTCCGTACCACATCGAGTACGCGGTTGAGACGAAGAACTCTTTCGCCCCGAGCCACGCCTTGTTCAGCGCCGCGATGCCCTGCTGCCAGATGACCTTGAGCGACAGCCACAGGATTTCGGCCGCGAGGGCGATGTCCCCGGCCGCGAGCGCATCGGCGATTCCGCCCACGACTTTGCTGACCCACTCCCGCAGCGCTGTGAACTGCTCACCGAGCCAAGTGAGAGCCTCGCCGCCGACACCCGTGGCGACGACGAGCACGCCGCCCAGCGCCACGATCGCCGCGATGACCACGCCGACCGGGGAGAGGATCGCGCCGATGGCGGCTCCGATGAGGCCAAAGGCTGTCCCGATCCCCCCGATGATCCCGGCCAAGAGGCCCAACGCCGCCCCAATCCCCGAGATGATGTAGCCCAGGGCGATGATGGCGACGCCCGCAACGGCGACGGCCGCCGCGACCTTGAGCGCCCACACGACGAGACCCTTGTTCTCCTTGATCCAGGCCGTGGCGCTGACGACCACCCGTGTGATCCGCTCGGTCAGTTCCTTGATCGTGGGCGCGAGCGCCCCGCCGATCGTGAATACGCCCTGCTTGAGCACCTTCCAAAGAGTCCCGAGTGCGTCGTTGAGTTCCGCGGCGTCGCGGGCGGTTTCTGTGCTGACGGTGAGCCCGAGCTTGCGAGCCTGCTCCTGCATTTCGTTGATGCCCGCGGCCCCGTCGGCCATGAGCGGCAGCAACTTCGTCCCCGCCTTGCCGAACAGTTCCATCGCGAGCGACGCGCGCAGGGCCGGGTCCTGGACCTTCGAGATGCGGTCCGCGAGCAACTTGAACTGCTCGTCCGGCGACAACTTCGCCAGATCGGCCACGGTGAGGCCGAGCAATCCAAGAGCCTCATTCGCGCCCTGCGAACCCTTCGCGGCCTCGACGAGTGACTTCTGCATGACGCGCAGGCCGTTCTCCAGCGTTTCCATGTCGGTGCCGGAGAGGTCGGCGGCGTACCCGAGTTCTGAGAGTGCCTCCACACTGACGCCGGTGCGCTGGCTCATCTTGTCGAGCGCATCCTCCGAATCGGAGAAGGCCTTTACCGTGCCAAGGAGCGCCGTGACCGCCGCCACGCCGATGCCCGCCATCTTGGTGCCGATGGACCGCAGCCCCGCGCCGAAGGCCTCGAGCTTCTTCTGGGCCGCCTTCAGACCAGCCGACAGCTTGTCGCTGACGCCCAGTTCAACGAAGGCTCGTCCGGCTCGAATGCCACGCGTGTCCGCCACTAATGCACGCTCCCCGATACGCTTGCTTCGTGATCCACGCTGAATTTGCCGCCATGATCGAGAAGCTGCCTCCGTCGCTTGAGCGACTGATGGCGATGCAGCCTGTCACCATCGCCACGCTGCCGCCCGTCGGCGCTATGCCCAAGAGCGGCATTTACTGGCTGTCTGAAGGCGATGCTTCCATCTACGTGGGCCGGTCCCGCCGCATCCGAGAGCGCCTGCAAAAGCACGTCCGTCCGAGCTCCGGCCACAATCAGGCGTCGTTTGCGTTTCTGCTCGCGCGGGAGATGACGGGAAAACTCGAGGCGACGTACAGAGCAGAGGGGTCGCGCGCGAACCTGCTGACCGACGCACCATTCGAGGCTGCGTTCACACTGGCCAAGGATCGCATTCGCCGAATGGACCTTCGCTTCGTGGAGGAGACGCACCCGGTTTGCCAGTGCCTGCTGGAGGTGTATGTGGCGACCGCCGTGAAGGCCCGGTACAACGACTTTGATAGCCATTGATGTGTTCATTTCAGGAGCCTCCTTTCCGAATGCTGTTCCGCCACAGAAGCGGCAACTTGGGCCGCTCCTTCTCAAGCGCCGGGGCCATGTACGGGCGCGGCGCGATCTTCACCTTCCGCGAGGTCAGCCGTCCTCCGCGCCGCGAGAGCACGACCGTGTCGCCGCCGTACTCCAGCACATTGGGCGCGGTGCTCTTCTTGAACCCAACGGGACCCACGACCACCGAGTCATTCGCCTTGTCATACCCGAAGAGGATCAGCCGCCGCAGGCTCCCTTCGTGCGAGTGCGGCGGCGATCCCGGAGGTGCGGACTTCTTCCGCTTGCGGATGCTGGTCTTCGCCGCCGTGCGGATGAACGCGCCGGCCTTGCTGAGCACCTTTCGCTTGGCCCCATCGACCGCGCGGATGATCGCCGCGCGGTCGAAGAACATGTCCTTGATCCGCATGGTGATCACGCGCCGCTGCTCCCGCCCTGCCCGCCACCGTTGCCAGGCGGCACCGCCGTGATCTCGCGGACACGCTGCATGCCCTTGTTGAAGGACGCTTCCTTCTCCTTGCGGAGCCGGCCGCTACCGATGAACAACCCCACGATGCCCGTGAGCGCCGGCAGCGCCGGGCCAAGCACGGGCAACCCCGCCACGGTGGGACCGACGCTGTCGAGGGCAGAGAGCGTGAGCTGGCCGAGCAACCCGCGGATCTCGCCGGCTTTCTCAATGTTGCTCTTCCACTGAGCGCCGGTGGTCTGCGTCTGGCCGAACCAGTTCTGGTATTCGACTTCGGCCTCGTTGAGGCTCATGGTCGATGGCAGGCCGGTGGTCTGTTGGATGGTGTTGGGCGTCTTGACCTTGACGATGTCGCCAAGGTCGAACCCGGCGCACGAGGCCAGGACGAGCGCGAGCAGGGCGAGTGCGGCGATGTACACGTAATGGCGGGTCGTCATTCTGAATCCTCCTTGATGACGGGCGGAATCCGTGGAGGTCGCCCGTCGATGAACACGTCTTTGAGAACCGACACGTCGACCTTGATGGGTGCGTGGGAGCGGGACTGCTTGGCAAATGGGTCGAAGTCGCTGGGCTTGATGGGGCGGGATCGCTTGGGGTCGCGGTTCGTGTTGGCGATGACCGCCATGATGCTGCTGGCAAGGCTCCAGTCGTGACGCTGCTTGCCGTCGAGCATCGCCACAAGGTCACGCAGGGTCAGGAGTCCGGGGTCGATGCCGAGGATTCCAGAGCACTGCCAGACGAGCCGCCAGCAGTCGCCAGCAGCCGGTCGGCGAGACGATCCAGTTCCCCGCTGTCCAGTTTCTTCTCCACCAGGTCGCGGGCCCGCTCCATCACTTTCGTCGTGGCCTGAAGCACCCGCCCGAGGTTGGCCCGGTCCCTCGGGCTCGGGCAGAAACTCACAAGTTCCTCCAGCACCGCTGTGGTCGCGGCTTCGATGGCGTCGCCCGCCATTGCCTTGCCGAACTCCTCATCGGAGACCGGCGGCGTGCGGGTGTCCGCTTCGGGCTTGCAGATCGCGTAGACCACGTCACAAAGGAGCACGGGATCGCGGATCAGCTTCTCAATCAGCGTCCCTTCGATGACCTGCATCAGGTCCGTGCCGGTGAGCCCGCGGACGCGCTTGAGCGCTGCCACGTTGATTTCGACCGACCACTGCCTGCCCGCGTTGTCCTTGAACGTTCGCATTCCGACCTCCGGTTGAGTCCTTCCCTGTTGCACCGCTGGACAATCTGTTGAACGGCTGTTGAACCCCGATCAGCCGCCGATCCACGAGGGTGCCGTCGCCGAGTAGGTGACCTTGGCGGTGACGGAGACACTGATGGCCTCTTCCAGCGCTTCGCTGCGGCTGAAGTTGGTGATGGAGAAGTCTGCCTGCAGACCTTGACCAGCGGTCGCATCAAGGACCTGGAAGCCGATCGGGTCGTTCCCGAAGAACGCGTTCTTGATGGCCGCGAACCCCGCGTCTGCGGTATCCCACACCATCTCGAACTCCACGCTCGCTTCTTTCAGCGTGGCCACAGTCGCCCGCCAGCCCGCGTTGGCGCGGGTCGTCACGTCGGCCTCGCCTGCCTCAAGGTTGAGCGTCACATCGCGCGTGTTGCCCAGGGCCGTCCATGCGCCGCCGCCGGCCTGACCGCCAACCTTGAAGAGCAACTTTGCTTCCATGCCGAGTTTGATCGCCATCGTCTGACTCCCTGTTCAACAGCCTTTTCACTCGGCGCTGTGGCCGACCACAAACACGATCTCGCCCGCCTTGCTGCGAACCAATAGGTCCGCCAGGTTCACCCGCTCGAAGTAGCACTGCACGCCGGGCGCGAGCAATGCCTCGTTGCCCTTGCCGTCCGAAAGCGTCGCCGCCTGCGTGTTGGTGTTCGCCGCCATGAGCGTGAACGTGGCCACGAGCTTGGCCGTCGACAACGGTTTGTCTCCGCCGTCCAGTTCGACCTTGATGATGACGACATTCCGCACGGCCTACCTCCGAACTCGGTACGTGACGCTCAGGACGCTGGTGAACACACGGTGCTGCTCGAGCGACTCAGATGAGACCACGGGCTCGTGCGCGATGCTGACCCACGCCGCGTCTGGTGCATCGGGTAGACGTTTGAGACGGACGTGATCTGCGATCTCCTCGACGAGGTCCAGGAGTCCATCGATCTCGGCAACGTCACCCTCGGATGGCAACTTCTTCTGCACACCCACGTCCAGGACGCACTCGAACGTGCTGCTCTCGCGGCTGGCCGCCGAGATGCCCGTGGTCCGGGGGACCACGGAGACGCGGAGGTCCTTGAGGTCCTCCAGCGTGAACGCCGGTTGGAAGAGCCGCTCGGCACTCACCGCCTGGCTGAACGTGCCCGCGTTGATGTGCGAGGCCAGGGCGTCGGCGATGGAGACGATGGTGCTCAGGGGACACAACCCTTCGTTGAAGCGAGTCCGGCCACCTTGCCTTCGAGGTAGGAGACGCGGCGCTCCATCGCTTGGTACTCGCTGCGGATGTTGCGGGCCTCGCCGATGAACTCATCCATCCGCTTCTCGAGCTGCTGGAGCTTGGTGGTCACCACGCCCCACTGGATGGTCATCGCGCCGGTGGCGAGAATGATCGTGACGAGCACGCCCGCCCACCGCGCCTTCGTTCCATTGGTTCCGTTGCCTTCTGACATCACGTCTCCGTGCCGATGTACTTGGTGTGAATCCGCAGAGCCCTTCGGTACGGGTCGCTGTACCGGAACGGCGGCTGCCCACCCGGCGCATTGACCTCATACACAAACACATTCGTTCCCACCGTCTCACGCACCTGATCGCCCGCCCGCGGCAGGATCGGGCCAGCGCCCAGATCCAGGTCCTCCGTGCGCACGAGGAAGTCCCGCGACTCCACCCTGTGGATCAGACCCGAGTCGTCCGCCTGCTCGAACTCGGTCTTGCCGACGGTGGCTAGGACTTCCTTCTCGTCCGTGCCACGTCGGTAGACCACGCTCCGCGTCATGTGCTGGTGACGCTGCGATTCGAGGAAGGCTGCGCCGCGATCGAGCAAGTCGCCCACGGCCAACTCCTTATTGCTGCAGGCGAACGCGGACGATGGTGTCGGCATCGACGGTGGTCTTCACCGCCTTGCCGATCAGCTTGTTCGCGCCGGCGGCCGCGTTCTTGGTGGCGTTCTGGGCAGCCGCGTCCCAGTACGTGAGCGTGCCCGCGGGGATGGCGCTGCCAGCGCCGACCGCCTTGTTGAAATCGAACACGCCGGTGACGGCGAGCGAGCCAAGCTGGCCCGACTTGATCGGTGCCTGCGTGACACCGATGAGGTCGGCTTGCACCACCACCGCGCCGACGAGCACGTCGGCACCGGGGGTGTAGTCGATCGCTCCGCCTTCCTGAACAAACTTTGCTGGACCTGAAGCCATGCTTGATCTCCTTTACTAACTGGCCACGCTGATCACGGTTCGCCGCCGATGCCGCCGACCCCGCCACCAACTTCGGCACCGCCGCCAATGCTGCCGCCGGTGCCTTCGCCCCCTCAGACTTCGCCCTTGCTCTTGACGCCGCCGCGCGGGTCCTGCAGGTTGACGCCGAAGTCGTGATACCCGCGCATCCGGATGCCGAGCATGTTGAAGTCCGCGTCGGAGGTCTCGACCGTCGGAGCCTCCTGCCCATTGAGGAACGCCATCTCGATGACGGGAAGGTCGTTCGGATCGGCGAGGAGGTACCACGCCTTGGCAGAGTTGCCGGTGTAGAGGGCGTTGGCCAGGTAGCGGCTGACCTCGATGCGGAACTTGCCCTGGTGCGGGTTGGCGACCGGGAACTTGGTGTTGACCGTGGTGTCCCGGAGCTCGACGCTCTTGTAGAGCTGCGTGCCCATCGCCGAGAGCGCCGTCGGCACCAGCATGATCGACGGCATCACGCCCGTGGGCTTGCCGTCGGTGTCCACGAGGTCCATGAACGTCTGCTCGCACTTGGTCAGACCGTCGATGCCGAGGGCCGTGTCCGCGCCCGAGATGAAGTTCTTGTTGCCAACACTGAAGAACGCGGCGTTGTTCATGAACGCCGTCCAGAAGACGTCGTTGATCTTGAGGCCCGAGCCGCGTCCGAGCTTGCGCGGGACCGTGGTGATCGCGCCGAGGTCATCGTTGATGATGTCGCGGCGGTCGATCGAGAGCATCAGGCCGTAGGTGTCGGCCTTGTTGGTGTAGGTCTCCTCACCCAGCGTGCCCTGCTTGAGTTCGCCGCCGGGAGCGACCTGCTCGTACTGGTCCTTGCCGACCAGGCGGTAGCTGGTGACGGTCTTGAAGTCGCTGACGTTGCGGACGGCGCAGATGCTCCGCCACACACGCTCAACGCTGAAGAAGCCCTCGAGCAGGAACTTGTTGGCGACGTTGGACAGGATGCCGCCGACGTCGATCGTGGTCATGCCCGCTTCGATGCCGCGACCGAAGGCTGCCTCGAGCACGCGGCGGCTGTCACGGAACGTGCGGCCGGTGTAACCGTTGGCGATGGCGGCCTCGAAGAGGAGTTCCTGCAGGCCCAGCCCGCCCTGGAAGCGCTTCGCCGCGATCTCGATTGCCTGCGCTGAGCACGTCTTCTCGATGCCTTCGAGCTTGGCGCTCTGGAAGCACGCGGCTTCGAGAACCTCGCTGGTGACACTGGTGTCAGGTGCATGGACCGCCGGAGCCTTGGGGCGGCTGGCGCGGAGGACCTCGAGCTCGGTGCGCGTGGCATCCCAGCGATCGCGGATTGCCTGGGCCTCAATCTCTCCGTGCTTGCCACCACAGACCTTGCGGACGGCGGCGATGCGGGTGGTCTCGGCCAGCGCTTCGGCTCGGACCTGCTCGGCGGTCGGCTCGGCGGCGGTGATTGAGGAAGGGGCGGGGTTGGAATCGTCGGCCATGACGCTGGGCTCCTTGTTCTGATGCGCGGCGATGCTCGCGCTGGTACGGCCGTCTGCGCCGAGATCCACGAAACTGATCTCGCCGAGCGTGGCCTTGCGGACGACGTTCACCGGGCCGGTGAGTTCCTGGCCGTTAACCGTCGCCTTCTGGTTGTCTTTGATGAATTCGAACTCCTCGACGCTCGCGCCGACGGACGCCTGCCAGGGGAAGCCGTTCCGCGAGGATGCGACGACTTCCTTGGCGGCCTGCGTGTCGCGGGAGATGACTCCGGTGGCGACCAACTGCCCGGTCTCGACGCGGATCGCATCGGTGTGACCAACACCCGAGAGCGGGTCGTGCCCGAAGCGGATGGGGCGTGCCTGCGACGGCACCGCCAAGCCCGCGAGATCGATCACCACCGGGTGCCGCCAGCCCGCGACGCGCATCGCGCCGCCCGTGTAGGCGACCATCTTGAAGCGGGGCAGGGGTGCGGCTTGGCCATCCGCAGCGGCAACGACAGTGATGTCGGCAATCGCGGTAAGCGTGAGAGCCGGAATGGAGTTCTTCGGGTTAGCGGTGACTGGCACTGGCGGTCTCCTCATCAACTTGGTCTGCGGGGTCTTCGACGGGGGCGTTCGCAGCCGGAGCGGCGGCCGGTGCGGTAGCGAGCGCGAGGCCGAGTTCGTTCATGAGCGTGAGCTCTTTGGCGCGCTGACGGAGCTCCTGCTCCCAGTCGCGGCCTTGCCGGGCGAACTCCGCGGCGAGCGTGGTCGTGTGATTGGCCAGTCGGGTGGCCTGGGCGTTGGCCTCTTTGGCGGGATCGACGTGCTCGACGCCATCCCAGAACCATGCGTGTTCCGGGAGCGTCGCGGCGAGGGTCCGCATGGATTGCGGGAGCAGGCCTTCGACAAGCACGGCCTCGTTGAGCCACGCCTTCAGGATGCGATCGAGCACAGCAAGCTGCATGTGGTGCTGCTCGACGCGGATGCTCTTGTAGTACACCTGATGGTCAAGGCGACCGCTGGCGTAGTTGTAACCCGATGAGTTCCCCGCAGCGACGTTGAACGGCATGTTCAAGCAGCGGGCGATCTCATTGAGAATCTCGCGCTTGAACTCACCGAACGTGGTCGTCGGCTGCTCCGCATGGACCTGCCCCAGTTTCCAGCCGCCCGGAAGCACGGTGGCCAAACGCTGCTCGAGTTCGACTTCGTCCATAGGCTCGAGAGGATCGGCCTCACCGTTGGCGGGGCTGTCGGTGTAGATGACGGCGGCGAAGTTGGCGGCGGTCTCGGCGGCCGCGATGGTCGCGAGCGTGTACCGGCGGAGCTGCGCAAACAGCGGGAGCGCCGGCGTGATGTCGGGGATGCCACGGAGTTGGCCGGGCCGATCGGCGCGGAAATAGTGGACGACCGAAGCGGCGGGGAAGGTGTCATACGCACCGAGGTCGTCAAACGGAGTCCGGAACACGCCGCTGTCGCCGGGGTGCCGCTTGAGCACGCGGTAAGCGGAGGGGTTGCCCCACGGGTCGAGCGCGATACCGTCGATCTCGTCGTTGCGGCCGCGTCGCAGCAGAGGCGTGCAGACCTGGTCGGCTTCGATGAGCTTGAGGTCCAGCGACACCGGTGACCCGATGCCGGGGTTGCTGACGAGCAGAGCGAACGCCTCGCCGCTCTCGGCGCGGGCCAGCCGCATGGTGCGGAGCTTGCCGGGCAGGTCCACCGCCCGCGACCACTGCTCGAACGCATCCTCGATGCGGGCATTCGCGTCGGCATCGTCGGTCAGCATTTGCAGCCGGGGACCGGTGCCGATGGTGTCGTTGGCGAGCGTGAGGACGATGCCTTTGGCGTAGGAGTTGTTGGCGACCTCGTAGCGGGCGCGGTTGCGGAGGACTCGCCGCACTTCGGGATTGATCGCGGCGTTAGGCGAAAGCCCATCGGCGTTCGCCCAGTGCTTGCGGTTCTCCGGCGTGGTCTTGGCCGAGTCGAACTTGGCGACGACGACGCGACGGCCGCCGCGCGATCCGCCTCCGTGCGGAGCACGCGACGCCGCCGGGGAGAGAGAGGCGCTCTGCGTCCCGCGACCGATCCGGCTCATGATGTTGGCGATGGCTTTCAGCATGGGTATCAGACAGAACCGGGTGGGACGATCTTGGCGAACTTGATGCCGAGGCCGGGCTTCCTCGCGGCGTCCTTGGACGCGAGGTAGCGGTCGGCCTCGATCTGGTCCTTCAGCGGGTGCTGCTCGACGGACTGGCCGTCGACGGACGCCTTCGCGGGCTGCGACGCGTTATCGCGTATGGCCTGCTCGAGATCCGGGTTGGGAGATGGGTCAGGCATCGGGTGTCGTGGAACGTGCGAGCGGAAGCCCGTCGTCACGTGCTACCTATGCAAAAGCAGATCGCTCTGCGCGCGTCGTAACCTGTTTTGGCGCAACCAATGCCACCGGTAGAACCAAGATGCACAGTCAGCCGCCGATGCGTTCATGGGTCGTCACGCGGCGACCGCAGTGACGGCAGGCACGGCGGCGTCGCACTGCACCGCCAGGTGCGGCACGGGTGTAGAGCACCTCAAAGTGGCGACACCCGCACTTTGGACATATCAGCCCGCGGGCTTCTTGCTTCAGAGGTCGCGGGGCCTCGCGCGGGGTGCTCATCGACGGCCTCCTCGAAGCTGCGAGAGCTTGATCCGAGGTCGGACGGTGACCTTGTGGTCCGTGCCAAAGAGCACCGCGCCCTGCATGGACGCAGCGACGGCTGTGCCGACCAGCCCGTCAAACCAGTGGTTGTCCAGTCCTTCGACCCTGAGCTTCCACTCGTCAACAGTGCGGCCCCGGCCCTCGGTCCGCACGCGGTATTCGCTGGTGAGGTGTTCCGACAGCAGCCGATGCGGCTCAGGCTTCTGTCCAAACAGCGAAAGCCCACCGGGATCGCCCATAGGCACGGCAAGACGCGCGTGCACAAAGCTCTTCCAGTAGTTGGTATCGAACAGGACGTGCCGCACCGCGCGCTTCCCGGTCACCACCGGCACACGCCAGTTCAAGCCGACCCGCTCGCCGCGTTTGCGCTTGTAGTCGCTGAAGGGGAGGCTGCTCGCGCCAACATACCTGCCGTGGCTGGGCGTGAGCACGCTCGCGTGCGGACTCTGGCGGCAGAACTGATAGACCACATCTGTGGATGAACCCCAGTTGGCGTCGATCAGACATCGGTCAATCCGCACCATCGCGCCGTCGTCGCGCCGCCACTCGCGAGCAACCGTTGCCTCGATGAGCCGCTCCAGGCCGCCGTAGATCGCACCCTCCACGCCGGCGCGGGGCGACGCGGCTCCGAGCGTGCGACGCACATCCCGAAGCGTGAAGTACGCCTGCTTCTGATCCGGTTCGGTGCCATATTCGATGATGTGCCCGGTGAAGTCGTCTTCCCAGGCGGCCACGAGGTAGAACAGTGCCTTGCCCTGCACATCCACGAACATCGTCAGGTGCGAGCACCCAAGCGGGACAAGCCCGCGGGCGTGCCCGTTCACCTTCGCCGCGATTTGGTCGGCGCTCATAAGGTCGTCGGCGACCTCAACCTCCGGTAGCGGCTCGTTCTGGTACTCGGCGAAGAACGCGGCCTCGTTCTGCAGCCGGAGATTCATGGCGTGCTGCACGGCCGACAACTCGTCGTGGTTGAACCGCTCCGGCCAGGCGATGACCGCTCCCTCGTCCATCGCCGTCCGGTGCTTGCCGTAGAACGCCGTGGCATCGATTATCCCGCGATCGGCGCGAAGCCCCTCGGCCCGCACGCGGGCGTACTCGGCCCAAAGCTTCTCGTTCTTGGGGAACGAATAGACCATCTTGGTCCGCTCGCCCTGCCACTGCGGGTGCTTGTCGCGATCGAGAATGCGGTCCGCCAGATCGTCAGGGCGGACCACCGTCAGCGTCATCAGGCCGGCGATCTTCCGTCCGGGTCCGGCCATGCCGAGGATGGCTCCGGCGAGGATCCGCTCGCGGTTGGCGCACTGGGACGGCGAACGGGCGCTCTCGTCGGTCTGCGGGTCGTCGATCAGTACGAGCGACGGGCGGACGCTCACCCCGTCGACACGCTTGTGCTTCATGCCACGGATGCGGCCGGTGATCCCCGCGACACGAATGATCGCGCCCGATGCCGCGGAGCCGGGAATCGTGGGCAGCACGATCTCCCGGGCGGTCCACCCGATGTGGGTCTGCTTGCCCTGGTAGAGCTGCCCTGAAGCCCGCTGGTGGATGCCTTCGAGCGAGCGGATCGGGTGGCAGACCTCTGGGAAGTCGCCGCCGAGGATCTCGCTGTTTTCCAGCTCCGCCTTGATCGAATCGAGCATCCCGGCCGCGTGCTCTTCGTCGGAGCCGACAAGCGCCACGAACTCCCTGTGCCCGTACACCAACGCCCACAGACACGCGATCTCGCACAGCGAGGTCTTGCCTGAGCCGCGCGGCATCGCCATCGCAAACAAACCGCCTTCGAGCACCGCCTGTTCAATCTTGCCGATGACCTTGAGATGGTCATCCGACCACTTGAGGTGGAACGTCTGCGGGAAGTACGCCTCGCAGAAGTATCGGAAGTCCCGCGCGGCTCGCTCTCGCCTGGCCGGGTCCGCAACCGACGGCAGGTCACCAATGTCCCGTCCCGACAACGACAGCATCGCGTTGCGGAGCCGGGCACGCTCTTTCATCGCGTCATAGCCCGTGAGACCCTCAGGCGCATCGGCAGCATCGGCGATCGCCTCGTGCCGCGTAGTCGCCAGCCACGCCACGTATCGGAACAGATCAACCTTGCCCGCATCGCCGTCGGCCGCGACGCGGAACCCGGCGCGCGTGCGATGCCGGTGGAGTTGCCGCTCGCTGATCACCTCCCCCAACGGCGTGCTGTTGAGCAGCCGCGCGAGTTCGCCTGGCTTGAGTTTGCGCGGGTCAATCGCCACCTGCAGACATCTCCTTCACGAGCCACGCGGCGTAGTGCACGAGGTTGACGCTGCCGTCGGCGTTGGTCGGCGCGCCCGCATCGATGTCGGCGCGGAGCATCGCTTCGGTCACGGGCTTGCCGCCAAGCCGGGTGAGCACGCGGGCGGCGTCCGCCACGGGCATCGCCGCCGGGTTGAGTCGGGACATTCCCTGTCCTCCAGCCGCTGGCTGGGAACTAGGCGCGTGTTCGGGAGTCATCGCGGACCTCCCGCGCGAACTTGCCCACATGGGCGGCAGAGTTGCCCACATGTCGCAGAATCATCGAGAAATGCAGCCCCAACGCCTTGCCTGTTGGCCAGATGCCGACGAATGTGTGTCACACGCGAGCGGGATGGCCGCACGCGACGGAGACCACGACGATGAACGCCAAGAAGACCACCAAGACCAGCCTCGACGGGATCAGCAAGCAGAAGGCGATCGACGCCGAGATGGAATGGGCCAAGGTCGAGCTCTTGCTCGAAACACTGGAAACCCGCAAGAGCGATGGCCTCGACTTCCACGAGATCCCGGTCTGGTCGATCCGCGACCTGGTCCGCCACGCCTTTGAGGCCGGGTACCACGAGGGCCTGCACACGGGTTACCGCCAAGGGCGAACGGACGCGTGCCGCGAGGCGGCACGAGAAGAGGCCCCGACAAGCCCGCGAAATCCTGAACTGCCGACGACCTGAAGCCCGCGAAATGCGGGCTTCGCTGTTTAACAGACCACCCATTCGCATAGGAGCACAAGCATGAACAAGCGCACGACCAACTCCAAGAAGCCCGAACCGACCGCCGCCCAGACCTACGCCGCTAGGCAGAACGACATCGCCCGCCTGATGGACGTGCTGCAGATGGAACTCGACAAGCACGCCGAGGGGGCCAAGGCCGACCCGCGCAACTGGGGCTTTGCGGGAAGCCTCGGGAAGGTCCGCCGCGACCTGATCGATCTGGTCGGGTTCCTCAGCAACATGGATCCCGAGCACGTCGAGGCATTTCTGAACGACGCCGAGTGAACGCACGCCGACAACCCACCCCGAAGGAGCACAGCCATGACCATCAAGACGATCGTGATCGAAGGCATCGAAGAGGACATCAAGATCGCCCGCACCGACGCAGGCGCGACCGTGAGCATTCAGCGGTTTAGCCGTAGCGAGGGCAAGCATGACAAAGTGCTGGCGGAGTTCGGACGCGCTGAGAGCCGCGAGGCCCGGTACGCCAAGGCCTGCGTGATCGCCATGCACGTTTACGGGACCGACCGCCACGGACGACCCGCCGCCACCAACTCGATGGTCCACGACGTGATGAATGAGATCGAGCGAGTCGCGGGCTGCTGACCCGCACCACGCGGCGTCGCGGGGAACCGCGACGGCCACGCTTCCCCGCCGCAATGTGCGACGGGAGTTCCAACCCCCAGTTCGGAGATGACCATGAGCACGAAGACGAAGAAGCCCGCCAAGCCCCGCACCCCCCGCACCCCGAAGATGTCCAAGAGCGCTGCCCGCGCGGAGGGAGCCGCCAAGACAGACCGCCTCCGCAAGGCGGCGCTCGCCGAGATCAACGACCGGTTGGTTGGGGGGTCGGGCGGGAAGCAGGACCACGAGGTCCCCAGCGAGAAAGAGGTCGCCAACAACGCGAACCTTGGCGCGGCCACCAAGGGCAAGAAGGCCAAGGGCGAGAAGGCCCCCGAGACGCCGAAGGCCCCGAAGCCCAAGCGCGTCAGCGCCCTCGACGCGGCTGCGCAGGTGCTCGCCGCAAGCGAGGTGCCGATGCGGGCCAAGGAGATGATCGCCGCGATGGAGGCGAAGGGCCTGTGGACGAGCCCCGGCGGCAAGACGCCCGAAGCCACGCTCTACGCCGCGATCATCCGGGAGATCGCCGCCAAGGGCAACGCGGCCCGGTTCAAGAAGCACGAGCGCGGCGTCTTCGTCGCGGGGAAGGGAGCCTGAGCAATGAGCGCCACCCCGGCTCCCCAGCCCGCGCCGACCCAATCGCAACTCGAGGCCGTGCTCCAGGCCGCCTTGTACCTCCTTGGCGCACGGCAGGACCGGATCCTCACCATCGAGGAATGGACGGACCTGGCGCGGGCCGTCGCCGCCTGCCAAGAACGCAAAACGGGCGAGTACCTGACCGAGCACGACCTCGAGGACATCGCCGAGCGCTACGCCCTTGAGTGGGACGAAGCGACCGACGGCCCGCTGCCCAACCTCGACGACTGAGGCATTCATCACGCCTTGCTCCCAGCCGCGACGCGGGTCGCGGCTTTCTCTTCGGCCACACCCTTTACCGGGAGTCGCTCCGCCTTGCGGCCCGTGAACTTCTCCCAGCGCTGCACGATGACATCGCAGTAGAGCGTGTCGAGCTCCATGAGGAACGCGTGCCGCCCAGTCATCTCCGCGCCGATGAGCGTGGATCCACTGCCGCCGAAGAGGTCCAGCACGTTCTCGCCGGGACGCGATGAGAACTCGATGGCACGCCGCGCGAGCTCGACGGGCTTCTCGGTCAGGTGGACCATGCTCTGCGGGTTGACCTTCTTGATCGACCAGGTGTCGGGCACGTTGGCGGGGCCGAAGAAGCGGTGCGCCGCGCCTTCCTTCCAGCCGTAGAAGCACCACTCGTGGTTCCCCATGAAGTCCTTACGCGTGAGGACCGGGTGCTCCTTGATCCAGATGATCGCCTGGGCGAAGTAGAGCTCGCAGCGCTTCAGCACTGGCGGGTAGTTACCGCAGTTGGCGTAGCCGCCCCAGATGTAGAACGTGCCGCCGGGGATGAGCACACGGGTGATGTTTCCGAACCACGCCGCGAGCAGCCGGTCGAACTCGTCGTCGGACACGAAGTCGTTGGCGAGCGGCCGGTCCTTGGCACGGAGCTTCTTGTGCGTGGCACGACTCTTCTCGGGGTAGCGGTTGAGGTCGGCGCTCTGCTGGTCGTGCTGGTCTGCTTTGCCGGGCAGTGCGAACGAACTCAGGCCGGCGACGATCGCGTTGTTCGAGCGGGGCTCGACCTTCACGTTGTACGGCGGGTCCGTGTTCACGAGATGGATTGGCTGGCCATCAAGCAGACGGTCCAGGTCCTCGGGCTTGGACGAGTCGCCGCACATCAGGCGGTGGTTGCCGAGCACCCAGATGTCGCCGGGCACCGTCGTCGCGGCGTCGGGCTGCCCGGGAATGTCGTCGGGGTCGGTCAAGCCATCGCTGCCCGCGGGAGCCATGATGGCGCTGAGGTCCTCGGCGCTGAACCCCAGGAGCGCGAGGTCGAAGTCCACGCCCTTGAGGTCGGCCAGCTCCAACGGCAGGAGTTCCATGTCCCACGAAGTCAGCGTGGCGACCTTGTTGTCGGCGATGCGCAGCGCCTTGACCTGTTCCGGAGTCAGATCATCGGCGCGGATAGTCGGCACCTCCTTCAGCCCGAGCTTCCGCGCCGCACGGAGCCGCGTGTGCCCGGCGATGATCACGCCGTCGGCGTCGATCAGGATCGGCACCTTGAAGCCGAACGCCTCGATGCTCTTGGCGACCGCGTCGATGGCGGCGTCGTTGATGGTGCGGGGGTTGCGGTCGTACTCGTGGACCGCGTCGATGGGGAGGGTTTCGATGTTCACAGCGATCTCCGTCGTGGTTGTGGGCGCGGCGATGAGCGCCGGCGCGAGGCGTCGTGGTGGCCCGCCGCACGTGCGATGGGTCCGGGGATCGGTGGATCGGTGGATCGCTCGGGCAGTCGGGCCCGTCCGTTGGGGCGTTCAGCGCCCCGAATCCCGCCCGCTACGAGCCGCGCCCGTTGGCCACGGGTCCGCCCACGTTGGCCCACGTCGCGGCGTTGGCGGCGAGGCGTACCAACCCAGCCACCGGGCCGCCCCGCGCTCGGACGGGCGAAACAAACTCTGTCGCCAAGCGCGGCTGTTCCCGCGGGCCAAGCCACGCGATCTGGCCCGGGAAGTACCTAACGCCATCCGCCTCCCCTCCCGTAAGGCTTCCGGCTGTAAGGCTCCCGCTAGGCGCGGCCTGGCACACGACCTGCATGGGCGCTGACGTGGGGATGCAGGGGGGCGGGGGAGGGGTGGGGGAAGGTATAGAAAGGAGAGAGATACCTTCTTTCACTTTCTTCAACCCCTCCTTCTCTGCTCCCTTCCCGCCCGCCCGAGAGATCGCGCGTGAAGAATGTGAAAGAAGGGTCCGACCACAGCCAACCCGCGTTTCTGACCTGCTACGGCAGGAGTTCATACACCCTCCTTGACCGCCCGGCGGTCGGCTCGACCCTTTCTTTCAAGCGGCCGGTCTCCTTGAGGTTCTCAAGCACCTCGTCCCGCTCCCGCTGGGTCAGGTGCTGCGTCACGCGGCACATCTGCGACCGGGTCATGCGTCCGCCCGCCGTCCGCATCGCGCGGAGCACGGCCTTCTGCTTGGCGTCGAACTCGCCCTGCGACACATACTCGTGGGCGAGGTAGAGCACGCGACGGGTCAGGTGCTCGGACAGCCCGCACGCCCATTCCGCTGCGTCGGCGTCGATGACCGGCTTCTCGCGGTTCTTGGAGCAGGCGTAGATCAGCGCCAGGCGGCAGGCCTTCTCCTCAACGCGTGCCCAGATCGACCGCAGGTCCTCGCGCGGGCGCTCCATCTCGGTGTCGGCGAGCGCTGCGAGGCGGTTGAACACGGCGCGGGCGTCGTCGGTGGTCGGAACCACCATCGGCTTGGGGTGCTCCCGGCTGAGGTTGCCGCCGGGGTTGAACGCGCCCCACCAGGTGGCCGAATCCACGATCGACTGCGGCGGGTCCTTCTCCGGTTGCCACACGCGTGGCGGCATCTCGCCGGTCTCGAACACGATGAGCCGTGCCATGAACCCGTCGCTCATGGCGTCGGGCGTGAGCGCGTGCTTGAAGTGCTCGGGCGCGGTGGTCGCCAAAAGCGAGACGCACGGCTGATCGATCACCTTGTTCCGCTTGGCATCGGCGTACGCCTTGCCCTTGAAGACGCTCCGCGCCGACGAGTACATCTTCATCAGCGTCGAGATGACGTTGAACAGGTGCGGGGCCTTCTTCGGGTCGCCGATGGTGCGGAGCCAACGCCCGAACTCGTCGATCTGAAACAGGATCGCGGGCTCGGCTTCGACGGCGGTGACCAGCCCGGCGTCGCTGGCGAGGTCCTCGTTGCCCTCGAGCCCGTTGAGACCGGCCTTGAAGAGCACCGCCTTGTTGATGAGCCGGGCGTTGTCTTTGCCCGAGCCGGACCCCGCGAGGCACACGACGTACAGGTTCGTGCGGTTGCCGCGCTCGTCGCGGACCTTGCGGCCCGCGAGCACGGCCTGCAGGCACATCGCGCCGGCGAGCGCGAGCATCGGCTGCCACCGGTGGGCCGTCTCCCTGTTGAACGCCATGACCTCGGAGATGAACCCCGGCACCGCGAGGTACCGTTCGGGAAGCGGGCCGGGATCGACCGGCGTGTCCTCGTCCGGGGCTGCCGTCTCGTCGCTCGCCTTCGCCGGCGCTGCCATGAAGCCTGACAGGTCCACGCCGCCAAGATCCTCGGCCTTCTGAGCATCGCGGAGCCAGCCGAGCGGACGGTCGTGCGGCTTGTTGGCGGCGTCGGTCACCTTGTGCCGCAGCTCTTTCTCAGACCACGGCGGCTCGCACCGCGGGTTGTACCGATCCCACAGCAGCGAGAACGCCGCCTCGGGATCGAGGGCGAACCCGTGCACCATCGCCGTCGCGGCCGTGTAGGTCTGACTGTGCCCGCCCGAGCCGGAGATCGCTGGCGGGATGCGGTCGAGGTAGGCCGCGGCGCGGCGGAGCACAGCGTCGCCCGCTGAAAAGCAATCGTTTCGTAGTGACGGCGGCTGGGAAGCGATCGTTTCCTTGCGCCCGTGCCGCGCCTCGGTCACGGCCTTGGCCAGCGCCGCGACAGCTGCGGCCAGTTCGCCAGCGTCGACCACGGCGGGTTCGCCGTCGAGCGGGTCGTAAGGCTCCCCGCTGGGGTGGATGCTCGGGCCGACGACGGTCTGCGCACCCGTGCTCCGAAGCTCCACGATCATCTTCTTCGACACCGGGTCCTGGTGCTTGCGGGTCTTCATCCCCTCGCACACGTACCACCAGTGCGACGCGGGCTTGCCCGGTCGCCCGGACATCGCGCCCGTCGGCGGCAGGAACTTCGGCGCGAGCGCCACCGCCTCCTCGCAGTCGAGGTCCACATCCACCAGCCACCCGCTCGGTTCGCCCAGCAGCACGCCGATGTTGCCGGTGCCGTTGAAGTGCGCCGGCAGGTCGCTCTCGGAGAGGCGCAGGTCCGTCCACCCCTTGAGCACGGGGATCTTTTTCCGCGCGGGGACAGGGATGACCGCGTACCCGCGGGCGAGGTACGTGCGAGCCGACTCGAGCAGGATGGAGGGGCCATCGCTCATCGCTTATTCGTTGTCCTCGCGGCGGCGGATGGTGGCGCCCATGATCTTGAGCGTCTGCGCTGCGGTCTCGCGGTCGCGCTTGCTGGCGCGGTAGTCCAGCAGGCGGTCGATCTCGATCACGGGCTTGATCGCCAGGTCGAAGCCGTACGTCCCTGTGGCCAGGCCGGCCGCGTGGCCGATCGCCCGCGTGCATGAACTCGCCCGGTGCGTGCCAGCGGCCGCGATCAGCAGCGGGATCTCCGCGCGGGCTTCGGTGTGGTACATCAGGCCGCCGACGCTCCGCGCCAGCAGCGAGCCGATGCCCTTGGTGTCGTTCTTGTCGATGGGCGCGGAGGCCACATGGCGTCCGAGCAACTGCCCGTCCTTGTCGGTCTCTTCGATCGTGATCGTGATCATGCGATGCTCCTTGTTCAGAAGGGGATTTCGTCTTCGGGGATGCCGTACGTCATGCCCGCGGGCTCCGGCGGCCGGTCCGGCAGGCCTTCGTCGCTGTCAAGGCGCGGGGGCTTATCGCCGAGCACGTGCTGCGTGACGCGCTCGAACTGGTCGCCGGCCTTCTTCTCGACGGTGATCGAGAGCGTCGGGGCGAGCGCCCCGGCCTTGGCCATGTCGACCGCCTCCTCCGTACCGCCGGGCACCGGCTCGACCGAGCGTGCCCGCCACCAGGCTTCCGCTTTCGTGCGGGCGTATCCGGTGTGGTCGAAGCAGACCCACTCGCGGAAGAAGCGGTTGAAGCCGACGCGGTACTCAACCCGCATGGTCAGCGGCGCGGAGGGGTCGCTGCGTTTGTAGTGCACGTGGTACGTCGTCTCGCTGACGCGGTGCTCCTCGCGCGTGGTCTGGCCGCTGAGGATGCCCTCGGTGCTGGCCTTCGCCTCGTGCTGTTGCCTGGTGGGCTCGGGGAACTGGTGGCCGCACTGCGGGCAGGTCTGGTAGCCCGCCGCGATGAGGGCCTGGCAGTTCGGACACTCCTTCGCGGGCGCTTCTCCGTCGCCGCGATCGTCGGTGGCGATGCGGATCGCGTCGACGGGGCCGTGACGCAGCACGTTGCCGCCGAAATCCAGCACGAGGCAGTCGGACTTGCCCGGGTGGAGGCGGAAGCCCCGGCCCACCATCTGGTAATACAGACCCGGCGACATGGTCGGGCGCACGAGCGCCACGCAGTCGATGTGCGGGGCATCGAAGCCGGTCGTCAGCACGTTCACGTTGCACAGGTACTTGAGCTCGCCCGAGCGGAAGCGGCCGAGGATCGCCGCTCGCACGCCGTCAGGCGTGTCGCCGGTGACGAAGCCGCACTCGATGCCGTGCTTGGTCTTGAGCACATCGACGATGTGCTGCCCGTGGCGGATGCCCGAGGAGAAGATCAGCGTGGCGCTGCGGTCGTTGGTGTGCTGCGCGATCTCCGCGCACGCGCCCTCGACCAGCCCCTCTTTGTCCATGAGGTCCTCGACCTCGCTGGCGACGAACTCGCCGGCGCGGACGTGCAGGTCGTCGGTGCTGATCTTCTGCAGGCCCGCTTTGGTCTTGAGCGGCGACAGGAAGCCCTGCACGATCAGCTCGCGGACGCCGACCTCGTAGCAGACGTGGTTGAGGATGTTCTCGGCGGCGCAGATCGAGCCGGACTTCATGCGGTACGGCGTGGCGGTCAGCCCGATGATGCGGACGTTGGGGTTCACGACCTTGGCGTCGGCGATGAACTGCCGGTACATCCCGTCGTCCTCGGCGGGGACCATGTGGGCCTCATCGACGATGATCAGATCCACCGGCCCGAGGTCGCAGGCCTTCTTCCAGATGCTCTGGATGCCCGCGACCGTGACGGCGTAGCCGAGGTCCTTGCGCTTCAAGCCCGCCGAGTAGATGCCCATCGGCACGTCGGGCGCGATGACGCGGAGTTTGTCGGCCGCCTGCTCGAGGAGTTCCTTCACGTGCGCCAGCAGCACGACGCGGCCGCCCCAGTGGCCAACCGCATCGCGGCAGATCGTGGCGATGACCGGCGTCTTGCCCCCGCCGGTCGGGATGACCACGCAGGGGTTGTCGTCGCGGGTCCGCAGGTGCTCGTACACCGCAGCGATCGATTCGGATTGGTAGGGTCGAAGGTTCATGGTTTGATTTGCGTGATCTCCACTAGCACTTTGCCGCCCGGCGTCACCGGGCCGCGTTCAACAAACAGCCGATCGATCTGCGAGTCGTCGCGGTACGCACCGCCCTTAGCGAGCGCATCGAGCAGTGCCTTCTGCACGTTGTCCAGGTCGCGCCGGCGGTTGTCGGGCGGGCAGACGGTGACACGCACCTCCAGCCGACCGTTCATCCGCACCACGCGCATCACCGCGAGGGCGGCGCACACGCTTGCGCGGTAGCGCCGCCCCTCGCGGCTCAGCACGGTCCTGGAGCCCTTCCGTCGCCAGATGTGGTTCACACTGGGCGGGTACGGGAGCTCGAGGACGCGACCAGATGGACTCAGCGTTTCCAGGGCGGCGTGCTCCCCGGGCCGACGCCGACGGGAGCGCGGGCGCTCACAGGCGAACCGCCGCCGCCCTTCTTGGCGTAGCCCTTGATGACGTTGGTGAACTCACCGTTGTCGTCGCGCTTCTTCAGCCCGACGTTGATCTCCAGGGGGACGTTGTGGAGCTCGACCGAGTCCTTCGGCTGCATGACGCCGATGGCGCGGCAGATGGCCGAGAGCTCGCCGCGAGCGATCTTGACCGTCATCTCGCTCTTGTTCTCGAGGTTGAGGCGGGCCCAGACCAAGCGGCCCTTGAACTCGCCGTCGATGATCTGGAAAGTAAGCTGCAGGTACTTGCCGCCCCCGGTCTTGGTCGGCTTGAGCTCCGACTCCGAGACGACGGCGAGGTACTTGCCCGCCGGGAGCGGATCGAGCGCGACGGACGGGTCAACCTGGTTTGCATCAAAGTTGTTCAGCGTGGCCATGAGTCAGTTCCTTTGCGATTGGTGATGGACGGATGAGGGATGGACAACGGCAACGGCGCTCAGGCCGCAGCGGTGTTGTCGGTGGTGGGGGCAGGCGTGACGACGGCGGCGGACGGGTCCTCACCGCGCACGAGAGCCGCGAAGACGCGGTAGTCCAGCGGGATCTCCTCGGGCAGACCCAAGCGGTTCTTAGCGACGTGCGCCGGACGCTCGACGGTGCGGATGATCCGTTCGCCGGTGGAAACGCCGTTGTGCTTGGCCTTGTTGAAGCCCTCGTCGACCTTGATGGTGTGGACCTTGTACGTGGCGAAGAGCACCTCGTCGGCCCACTCCTGCACCAGCGCCGACGCGAGCTTGTGCAGGCGCGGCGAATAGCGGTCGTACGGCACTGTCTCGGGGTTCTCGAACTTCTCGATCTTGGCGTGGGCGATGAGCACGACCGTCATGCCGCGATCGCTGCGGAGCGCATCGAGCGCACCCAGCACCGCCCGCCACTTGTCGACCGCGAAGGCAAATCCCTTCGCGTAACCGATCTTCTCGATGTTCTCCACGCTCTCGTCGGCGCAGACCTCGCCCCAGATGAGGCGTTCAAGCCAGTCGAGGCTGTCGATGACGACGGTGCGGTAATCGTGGTCGCCCGCATACAGCGACTCGAGCGCTGCCATCACCTCGCCGAGGCTGCGGGCAAGCGGGAACGACTCGCAGTCGATGTCGGCCAGGCCGTCCTCGGTGGGAACAAAGATGGGCTTCTCGGCCATCGCGCCGAAGGTGCTCTTGCCGATGCCGTGCGTGCCGTACAGCATCACGCGGCGGGGGCGGGCCTTGCGGCCCTTGCTGATCTGGTTCATAAGGGTTGCGGGTGCGGTCGTGGGCATGGAATCTCCGTGATTGCAGAAAGTGGGATCGATGTCTTCAGGCCAGATGTCGCGGGTGAACGCGCCTTGGCCGAGGCGGACGAGCGGAAGTGGTGTGGTCACGCCGCCGCCGCCGCGACGGCGGGCGCGGTTTCGCGGCGGACGGTGAAGGCCTCGCGACCAAACTCGTGCGAGAGCAGCGACGTGTAGATCTGGGCCGTCGCTTCGGCGGGGGCGGTGCCGCCGCTCACGCGGATCTCGGCGCGGATCGGGTCCACCGCGTAGGTGACCTCGGTGCGGACCTTCGCCTCGCCGTGGAGGCCTTCGGCCGCCAGGAGGGAGAGGCGAAGCGTGTTCTCCGCTTCGGCAAGATCGACATCGGCGGTGAACTGGAAGCGGAACTCCGAAGTACGCATGGGCTTGTTCTCCGATCAGGTCCGGGGTGGTGCAGGGCGATCTCCGGCAAGCGGCGGAGCGCCGGCTCAGGGGGAGTGAGCCGGACGCTCCGCGCCGCCGGTCCGCAGCGAGCAATGGCCCGCTGCTGGAGCCCTTATGCGAACGGCGAGCGGCCTGCGCGCGATTCGATGACACGCTCACGGATGGCTGCCAGCATCGCGGCGATGCGCCGGCGCGGGATCCGGCGCTTCTGCGCGGTGCCGCTCAGGCCCTGGTTGACCACATCCCGGAGCAGCGCCCGCTCCCGGGCCGTCAGCAATGCCTCCACGGCGTTCCACTCGTCGCGGATGTCGACGCCTTCCTCGTGCGGGATTGCCGATCGGCCAGTGCGGCGGCGACCGTCCTCATCGCCGATGAGCCCGGACAGAGAATCGGACTCGCCGTGCGCGCCGGGGAAGGCCGAGTCCAGCGAGAATGCCCGCAGGCCGCCGCGGCGCTTGCGGCTCTTGCGGCGGCGAACCTCCATGCCGATCCAGCTCGTCACCACCGAGGTGACGAAAGCCTCGACAGAGCCGCGGCCAGCATCGAAGAGTTGCGACTTGGTCATGAGGAACAACGCCATCTCCTGGCGCAGGTCCTCCTCCTCCGACCGCGTGAAGCCTGCGCTCCGGCTGAGGAACGCGGCCTTGCGGCGGATCAGGTCGGCGGTGAACGGGTTTGAAACGACGTCGCTGCGGCTGGTCATGGGACCTCCGAGGCCGGAGGTCTGGCTCACCAACCAGCCACGGAGCCCGCTGCGCCGCGGCGACAATGCCGCGGGGAAACACAGGAGCGTCCGTGACTGGCCGGTTATGAGCCGACCGGCCTCGGACGCAGGGCCCGATGTCGCGGAGATCGCAGGTCCGCAAGGGGAGCGTCGCAGCGCACGACGCTCCTAAACCCTGGCGATATCGCTATTTGCGGTACTGATCAAATTTCTTTCCTCTGTCGCGGCGCTGCGACGCGACAGAGCGGCTGACGGATCCGGAGTCCTCTGTCCGTGCGAGCACTCCCGCCTCTTGAGCTCGCTTGACAGCTCGCCACACCTTGTCCCTCGAGACCGTTGTCTCCATCTGCTTGGACAGGGCTTCTGCGGCTTTGTCGATGGAGTTGTGCTCCTGGTATGCCGCGACGAGGATGTCGTCGGTGAGGTGCCCCTTGAGCTCAGCCTTGAGCTGCCCCCGGACGAGTTTCTTGCCGCGTGCGTCCAGCGACACGCCCCCGCCGAGCTCGGCGAGACGGTCCGCCTCGTTGACCGCCTCAATGACCGCCTCCGGGTCAAGCACGACATCGTCGTCAGTCATCGCGGCTGCGGCGTGCATCGGGATGACGGCCGGAGCCCGTCCGGGCCATCGACTCCGGTCTGGCACTCGGTGCGGCACGAACACCACCGCGCGGCCACCGGTGCCGACGTGCAGCATCAGTGCGTGCGAGTCGTCATCTCCGAGCCGCACCGCGAATGCGACCTCCCGCGTGGTGTCTCGCCACGGCATGCGTCCCAGACGCCAGAAACGCCCGGGCACCACTGGCTTTGGTGCCGCGACGCCGAGGGCCGAAGCGAGCACCGTCGCCAGGCCGTCCAGATCGACCTCCCAGCCACGGCACATCTCGTCGGTGACCTCGACCTTGAGCGAGTCGGGGCACCAAATGAAGTACCGTGGCTTGCCCGCATCGTCCGTTGGCTCGACGACCGTCACGGATTCGACGTGACGGTCGTCGCAGTGGGGACACGGCGCGGTGAGGCCCGTCTGCGCGGGGCGAACAAGGTGCGACTTCAGCAAGTCTTCGAGCGCCCCCTTGGGCCAACGCGACACCTCCGAGTGGTCGAAGCACGAGCCCGGAGCATCCGCCGCGATGAGCAGTAGTCTGAAGAGATCAGCCCTCGTCATTCGTCACCTCCCACCGGCGCAGGCAGCGCTCGCCGACGACACGAACCTCGTCCGGCTTGCTCTTGAGGTTGCTTGAGTGCGGGACCGAGACCTCGAACGTCAGCGTCGGCTGGCGGCCGACACCGTTGTGGACGAAGCGGAGTGAGAACGTGGCCTGGACCACGCGCAACCCCTCGACGGGAAGGTTCTCGCGGCGCAGCCAGCGGTCCATCTTGCGGTAGATGTCGTTGCGGTCGCCGCGCGGATCGGCCTTGATCTCGATGTGCCCACCCCCGCCGCGCGGGACGATGCGCAGGCGCGTGATGCGCGCGTCCTCGACGCGGTCCGTCGGCTCGGTCGGGAGCGGGAAGTCGTTCTGGAGCAGGTGGTCAAGGCGATACGAGGGCTTGAGCGGGTCCGCCGGCGGGATGTCCTTCTTGAGCACGGCCTTGCAGAACGCCACCTGCAGAGTCGTCCACATCTTCCCGCCACCGGGCGCGACGATCTCAAGGACTCCCTCATCGCCGCTGTAGACGAACACGTTCTCGAAGGCGTATCGGTCCCAGCGCACGGTCGGCTGACTGTCGTCCCCATCAAAGACCAGGTGCTTGTCGGGATAGTCGTCGAGGTACGCGAAGAAGTAGTCCGCGCCGTCGGCCCGGCGGTAGTGCTCGACCATGCACTGTTTTCCGCGAAGCTGAGCCGGCGCGTACACCGACGAGAGCGCCTCACCAAGCGGACTGCACAGTGACGCCGGCTCCTCAAGCTGGCGCTTCGGAAGCCCGTTGCGGCGGTTCCAGAGGCGGCCGCCGGTCAGCGCATCGGCGCGGGCGAACATCGCCGCGTCGTTGAACACCTCGGGCGCGTACAGGTACGACCACATTGCCTTGTCGGCCTTGCTGCGCTGTGCTGAGAAGTCCTCGGCGCGGTCGGAGTGGCGAGCCAGGATGCCTTCCGCGAGCACGGCCACGCCGCGGTGATCCGCGAGCTCGTTGACGTCGCGGATGATCATCTGCACTTCGCGCTGCGTGGCCTCCGGGAGCGCCCGCCAGCCCGTGAACACGGGCTCGATACGGTGCTCGCTGAGTTGGTCCCACGGCACGTCGGCGAGCTCGCCGCGCCGCGTGAAGAACTCGCGGAGCAGCGAGTTGGCGATTTGCTTGAGGACTTTGCGGGGGTCGAACGGTTTAGCCATTGCTGTGTTTCCTTGTCTGTCGTTTGCTAAATGGTTGACACTCGGGACGAGACAGAACCATGCCGGTGTCGTGTGGAATCTGGATCAGAACAGCATGTTGGGGCGTTCGCGCAACAGAAGTCCGAGCTTTTCGAGGCGGATGCGCATCGCCTCGGCGGACACTTCGAACTTCTCGGCCAGTGGCTTGGCGAACCGGTCCAGGCGGATGTTGTCCGGATCGCGGCCGCCGCCGCCCGTCGCCGGCGGCAGCGATGAGAGGATCACGGGGTCGAGATTGCCCTGCCATTCCTGCCACGCCGCGACGACGAGTTTCTTGGGCATGAGGGCGTAGCTGGCGAAGTTGTCGGCCTGCCACTCCACAGACGGCTTATCGCTAGAGCGACAAACGAACGCCGGTTGACCGTGACCGCCAAACAGATGGGCCTGTGATGGATCCTCTCGGTACAGCTGGCGATGAAGGCGCCAATGTCCGACCTCGTGCGCGAGCGTGAACCGGAACCGCCCGAGCATCTGCGGAAATGTGTGCGGGTCGAGGCTGGCGTCGACCTTGACCAGGCCGTTCTTGAACCAGATCGCACCGAGCACGTCCGGGCTGCCAAACGTCGCGCGCAGATCATCAATCTCGAAGGTCAGCTTGAGCTGCACCTCGAGCACCTCCTCGATGGGGACGGGCATCGTCACCGCAACGCCCTGATCACGTGCATACTCCGCGAGAAGCAGCTCCGCATCTTGCTCGATGCGTTTCTCGGGAATGAACGGAACTTCGCCGACAGAGGACCGCCAGTTCATTGGCTGCCCTCCTTACCGCCCATCTTGTTGGCTTGATCGAGCAGCTTCTTCATCTGTTCTGGCGTCAGTCCCTTGGCCGCACGCAGCAGCGCTGGCATCGCCTCGGGCTGGCTCTGGATGATTTTCGGCAGGTCGTCGGGCACGCGGCCGGCCATCGCGATGAGTTCGTCTGGGCTTTCGCCGAGCAACTCCGCCATCTTGCGCACACGGTCCGAGGTTGGCGGCGACACCACCTTGCCCTGCTCGACGTGCGACAGGTACGTGGGACTCAACCCAAGGAGCTCGGCAAAGCGGCGCAGGCTATAGCCCTTGGCGACTCGCTTGTCACGCACAAATGCGCCGAACGACTGGGGCGAAGCGCTCATCGCCATGCCCTCCTGAGAGACGGGCTCAGTCCATGAGCCGCATCGCTGCGATTGGTTGAAGTGGGGACCATCCTTGAACCTTTCAGTAATACTGCTTGATGTACCCGTACGCCCGCTCGAACAGATCCTGGTCGGTGTGCAGCTTGAACGAGAACAGGGTCTTCCGCAAAGCCTGCTTCACGTCCCGCTCTCCGGCGCTGGTGTGCTGCCAGCCGTCGAACCGCACGGCCTTCACGATCGAATCGATGTCGTTAACGATTCGACCGACGATGACCGGCGTGCTGCCGTTCTTCACCTCTTCGAATAGCGACGTGAGCGCCGCTTTGCCGCGATCAATGTCCACCTGCGGTGCGGCTTCCCGCTCCGCAGCCACAGTGTCCCGCGCGAGGGCCAAGAGTTCCTTCAGGAACGCCACGCTCGTCAGAAGCCCCTGCTCGTGACGTGCCTTCAGTTCCTCAAGCCGTTCGGCGAGGGCCTTGAACTTCGGATCGCCCGACCGCTTCCGCAGTCTGTCGGCCAGTTTGATCTCAATCTCCTTGGCCTTCTTCCGTGGGTCACCCTTTGTGACTACTTCTTCGAGAAGGTCTCCGTCGACAATGATCGTCTCCAAGTCATCCCGGATGGTCTCGACATGCACATTGCGGTGGATGAGTTCGATCGTCTTCGCGCCCAGCGCGTGCCAGAGGAGCTTGCCGGTGCCGGTCGACGGCTTCACCGACTCGTACACGGCGGCGAGCCAGCGGTAGTCGGTCTCGAACTGATTCAGGATCGGATCGGGCGAAAGCGCCTCCCACACCTTCATCAGGTTGCTGAAGTCCAGCGCGAAGGCGTCGCGGGCCTCGTTGTTGGGCAGGCACTCCTGCGCCGCGATCAGCCCCTCGAATCCCGACACCGTCCGATCCACGCCGGGGAAATGGCCAAGGCACTTCTGGACAAGGCCTGGCAGCTTCGCCTTGACCTCCTCGAAGTTCTTGATCGCCTGCCGCACCGACGCCTCATCGAACTGCAGCGCCTGCGCCACATCGTCGAACACACCGAGGTAGTCCACGATCAAGCCGTGCGTTTTCGAGTCGCCGTAGGTCCGGTTCGTGCGGCAGATGGCCTGCAGCAGCGTGTGGTCCCGCATCGGCTTGTCGAGATACATGGTCTGCAGGATCGGCGCATCGAAACCCGTGAGCAGTTTCGCGGTGACGATCAGGATCTTCAGCGGGTCGCTCGGATCGCGGAACCGATCCAGCAGTTCTTCTTCCGCCTTCCGGTCACGGTCGTACGGCCTGTACTTCTCGTTTTCCGGGCCTTTCTTTGACGTCACGGAAATGACCACGTCCGACGCCTCGGGCGGCAGGCTCTTATCGATCTCGGCCTTGTAGAGGAGGCAGGCCTCCTGGTCGAACGTCACGACCATCGCCTTGAGCCCGAGGGGTTCCACCTTCTCGCGGTAGTGCGCGACGATGTCGGCGCAGATCTTCTGGATGCGCTCGGGCGACTTCACGAGCACCGCCATCCGCGACACCTGTTTGGAGAGCTGGTCCCGCTCCAGATCGCTCAAGCCGCCCGTGAGTTCCTTGAAACCGGCCTCGATCTCGGCGGTGTCGATGTGCAGGTCGATCAATCGGGGCTCGAAATGCAGCGGTAGCGTCGCGCCGTCGCGGATTGAGTCCTCAAACCCGTAGCGGCTCATGTACCCGCTCGAATCCTGCTCCGCACCGAACGCCGTGAACGTGTTCCGGTCCCGCTTGTTGATCGGCGTGCCCGTGAGGCCGAACAGGAACGCGTTGGGCAGAGCACCACGCATCTTTCGCCCAAGGTCGCCCTCCTGCGTGCGGTGGGCCTCGTCCACGAGCGCGATGATGTTGCTGCGGTCGTTGAGCACGCCGTCGGCCTCGCCGAACTTGAAGATCGTCGTGATGATGATCTTCCGCGTGTCTTGGCGTAGTAGCTTCTCCAGTTCCTCGCGGGTCTGGGCCTTCACGAGGTTCGGGATGTCGCTGGCGTGGAACGTGCCGGTGATCTGGGAGTCCAGGTCGATGCGGTCCACGACGACGAGCACCGTGGGGTTTTTGAGCTGGGGCATCGACCGCAGCTTCTGCGCGGCGAACACCATGAGCAGCGACTTGCCCGAGCCTTGGAAGTGCCAAATCAGCCCCTTCTTCGGGCTGCCGGCGATAACGCGCTGCACGAGCAGGTTCGCACCTTCGTACTGCTGATAGCGGCACACCTGCTTGATCCGTCGCTTTTTCCGGTCGGTGGCGAACAGCGTGAAGTTGTTCAGGATGTCGAGCACGACGGACGGACGCATCAGGCTCTTCGCGGCCGCCTCCACCGACGCCAACTGGCCCGCCAGAGGCGCGGCATCATCCAGCCGCCACGGGCCCCAGTCCTTAACCGGCATCCGGACCGAGCCGTAGCGCAGGTCCTTGCCCTCGGTTGCGACGCTGAAGACGTTCGCCACGAACAGCTCTGGCGCATCATGCTCGTAGCGCTGCACCTGCAGTGCCCCGTCCACCCAGCTCACCGCCGAGCGCACGGGCGTCTTCGCTTCAATGATCACCAGCGGCAGCCCGTTGACGAGCAGCACAACGTCCGGGCGCTGTGTTACGCCGCCAGCGCGGTAGGAGAACTGGGTGGTGAGCACGTACTGGTTGTTCTCAATGTCGTTGAAGTCGACCAGGCGGATCGAGACGTGCTCGTGATTCTGACCGAAGGGCATCGACCGCTCGCCGCGAAGCCAGGCGGTGAACTCCTCGTTGGCCTTGATGAGGCCGTCAGTTCGGACCGACTGCACAATCGCCCGCAGCTTGTAGAGCACTTCTTCGGCAAGATCTGGCTTGGCTTGGATCTCCGGGTTGAGCCGCTTCAGGGCATCGATCAGATACGACTCCACCCAGGGAACGTGCTCTTCCCGGGGGAGCGATGATCTGGGAACGAACCACCAGCCAGAGCCGGTGATTGCAGCTCCATCACGGCAGCGGCCCGCCGGAGCGGTCGCGTGCGAGCCATCTCCCGACAACGCACGCTGAACGAGACGCTCCACTGAATTGCCTTCATTGAACATGGAGCAACTCCCATTCAGCAAGCTTTGAGCGACGAGAGGCTGACGCGTCGGCCGCTCGACTGAGTGCATTGAACGACGCGACCAGTTGCCGCTGCGCGGGCAGCGATTCCAGGGGAATCATGAATGCCTTGACGACGGACGAGTTGATGGTGTAGAGCCCACTAGTTGATTTCGCAGCCGCCTGAAAATGCTTGCGGCCGAGCGAAGAGTTCAAAGCGATCGTCACATACTCCGGGTCCAGCTGCCCACCCGCTCGCACACGAATTAAGTGATTCTGGTGCAACGCTCCGGGGACCTCGTCATTCCACTGCGCTGCACGTCCGATCTCTGTTGCGCTAGCATGGCCTTCGACAACGAGTACATCGTTCGGCTTCAGAACACACTTGCTGTCGCTCTGATCAAAGCCAATGGACTTTACCTCAGACAAATCGAGGGCGCCTCGTTGCACGTTGGCAACACGCAGGTACGGCCGTTGCTCCCGCAAAGTTCGGCGGGTTGCATCCACCGTCAGGCCGTACGCGATGTCGGACACGTCACCAAGTCGTGCGAGGCGAGCAGATCGCCCCGAGTCCTGAATCCATGCCTCGACGAGGGCGCTTCGAGCGACATCCAGGGTGCGGCGCAGTTCCCGATGGGCCTCGAGCGCCGTGGATCTCGTAGTTAACGCCGCAACCAGCCGCTGCTGTTCATCCAGAGGCGCAATCGCAAACTCGAAGTCAGCGAGGCTGTTCCAGTTTGTTCGCGGCGACAACGATCCGGCGCTTGTCTTCAACGCGTGCTCAAAGAAGGCCTCTGATTGGCATACATACGGCAGCAATCCCGGAAGCAGACGCCCGGAGCTAGGCTCGAACACGTAGATGTCGCCTGAACACACGCCCGCAAACTCGGCGATCGCGACCTTCCGCTGGTACGCACGACGCTTTCCAAACAGCACCTGACCACTCTTAAATCGAGTGGTAAACGTCACCCCATTTGCAACGAGCCCCCAGGATCTGATGCGAAGATCATTGGGTTCCAGGTGCTCGAGGCCAACGTACCGCTCAATTCCTTCCGCAACCGGGTCAGCACATCGGTCTGTACAGAGACGCACAACGTCTCCGAATCGAACTCGTTCCCAACTAGACGTGATGGATGTGCTGGGATCAGGCACGATGGCTCTCCGTTCCGACGAGGTCGTCCAGCATTGCCGCGACGTGAGCCATCTGTGACCAAAACCGTTCGCCGTCTGAGTCCAACGCTCGACGCGACTCTGCGAGCGTTGCCGATGGCGCATTCGTGCCGGACGCTCCTGTTCCGTTCGGCCTGCTCACATACAGAGGGATACTCAGACTGAAATCCTGTCTGGAAAGCGCATCGATGTCCGCGACAGTTGCAAAGGCGGGCACATCCTTGAAGGTGCTGTAGGCCTCAACAATTCGATTCTGGTGCTCACCCCGAAGAAAGCTCTGAGCCTGCTCACGGGAAATTTCATTCACTGCGTCGATCAGCAGCACTTTGCCACGGTGGGACTTTGGCTTATGCGTGCGGCAGATCAGCACGCAAGCCTCCATTGGCGAGTTATAGAAGAGGTTCGGTCCGAGCCCGAGCACGCAATCCACGACGTCGCTCTTGATAAGCTTCTCGCGCATTTCACGCTCCTCCTTGCGGAAAAGCACACCGTGGGGGAAAAGAATGGCGCAACGTCCGGACTTCGGATCGAGGCTCGCCAGAATGTGCTGGAGGAACGCGTAGTCTGCTCGGCCCTGCGGCGGCGTGCCCAGTGTATTGCGCCCGTATGGGTCGCTGGCCCACATCTCACGATTCCATTGCTTGATGGAGTAGGGCGGATTGGCCAGGACCATGTCGAACGTCCGCAGTCGATCTCCATGCAAGAACTTGGGCTCGTGCAGCGTGTCACCTCGGATGACCTCGAAGTCCTCGACGCCGTGCAGCAGGAGGTTCATCCGCGCGATGGCGGAGGTCATGAGGTTGATCTCTTGACCATACAAACGAAGCGTCCGCCATTCGCCTCGCTGGCGCTTGACCTCAGTGAGCGCGGAGATGAGCATGCCGCCGGTGCCGCAGGTCGGGTCGTAGATCGACTCACCGGGTTTGGGAGCCAGCATCTGAACCATCAGATGCACGAGCGTGCGGTTCGTGTAGAACTCTTGGGCAGTGTGCCCGGAGTCGTCGGCGAACTTCTTGATCAAGAACTCGTAGGCGTTGCCAAGCTCATCCTCGGGCACGGCCTTAGTGTCGAGCGTCTTCTCAGAGAAGTGCTCGACGAGGTTCTTGAGCATTTCGTCTGGCAGACGCTCGCGGTTGGTCCACGGCGCATCGCCAAAAATGCCATCGAGCTTCCCGGGGTTCGCGGATTCAATCGCGCGCATCGCTGACTGGATTGCCTTGCCCACGTTTTTGGAGGCGGCACGCATGTCCTTCCAGTGCGCACTGTCCGGGACAACGAAGCGGTGCTGCTCCGGGAACGAGGCAAACGTGACATCGCCGCCGCTCTCCTTCAGAGCGCGTGCGTATTCCTCGTCGTACACGTCTGACAGCCGCTTGAAGAACAGCAGCGGGAAGACGAACTGTTTGTAGTCGCCGGCGTCCACATGGCCGCGCAGCCAAGTGGCAGCGCCCCACAGGTACGACTCAAGCTCCTGTTGGGTGATGCGAGCGCTCACTTGAGCCACCCCCCTTCCGACATGGCCTTCTCCATCGCGGTCTCGGCGTCGCGGCAGTTGGCCAGCGCTGCCTTGAACGCAGCGACGGCCTCGGGAAGCGGCGGTATTTCCTCAGTCGCTTTCGGTGTCACGTACCGAGAAATGTTCAGAGTCCAGCCCTCTTTCTCGATCTCATCGAGCGTGGCGACGCGGGCGTAGTTCTCCACATCGGCATAGCCCTGGTACCAATCGTGGATCTGCTTGACATGCTCGGGCTCAAGAAAGTTCTGGGCGCGTCCCTTTTTCATGAGCGTCGATGCATCGATGAAGAGGACGTTGCGTTTGCGAGCGGTGGGCTTGCGAAGGCGCATGATCACGATGCAAGCAGCCAAGCCCGTGCCATAAAACAGGTTGGGGGACAAGCCGATCACGGCCTCGAACAGGTCCATCTGAAGCAGTTTGTGCCGGATGTCACCTTCGGCGGCCTTGCGGAAGAGCGCGCCCTGCGGCAGCACGACTGCAAGCCGCCCCTTGGGCTTGGCCATCGAGCACACCATGTGCTGGACCCAGGCGTAGTCGCCGCTCGATGTCGGCGGAAGGCCGGCGAAGTTGCGGCCAAACGGATCGCTGGCCCATTTGTCTTCGCCCCATTTCTCCAGAGAGAACGGAGGGTTGGCGATCACGCAGTCGAACGTCGCGAGCGAGCCCGATGGATCAAGGAAAACCGGGTTCCGCAGCGTGTCGCCGCGCTGAATCTCGAAGTCCTCCAGCCCGTGCAACAGCAGATTCATCCTCGCCACGGCGGATGTGGTGAGATTCTTCTCTTGTCCGTATAGCTTGCCAAAGAACGTGCGTGGATCGCCGCCGTGGTGACGCACGTGCTCCACTGCGGCGAGCAGCATGCCCGCGGTGCCGCACGCGGGGTCATAGACCGTCTCGCCGGGCTTCGGGTTTAGGATGGAGGCCATCAGACGGACGACGGAGCGAGGGGTGTAGAACTCGCCCGCCTTCTTATTGGTGGAGTCCGCGAACCTCTTGATCAGGATTTCGTAGGCGTCGCCAAGCACGTCATTCTTGACGGTGGCATTCGAGAGTGTGAGCGACGAGAAGTGCTCGATCAGGTCCTTGAGCAGCGAGTCCGGTAGGCGATCCTTGTTCGTCCACTGGGCGTCACCGAACACACCGTAGAGGTGCTTCTGGTTCGCCTTCTCGATGCCGCGCATCGCATTCTGCAGCGCCGTGCCGACGTTGCTCGCCTTGGCGCGGACATCCGACCAGTGGCAGCCATCGGGGACCTGGAATCGGTGTGCCTCGGGGAAATCAGCGAACTCCGACCCGCCATACGTCGCGGTGGCCTCGGCGGTCTCTTCATCCCACACATCGCAGATGCGCTTGAAGAACAGAAGGGGAAGGATGTAGCTCTTCCAGTCAGTTCGATCGAGCGGGCTGCCACGGAGGATGTTCGCGGCCTCCCAGAGGTGGGAGTCGAGCTGGTTGAGGGTGACCGCCGCCGGCGCGGCGGGCGTGAACAGGGGTTCGTCGCTGGCGGGCTTCGCCGACGGCCGCGAGGGCGATGCCGAACCGCGCGCCACGCCGTTCGATGCGGCAGCGGGCTTGGGCTTGAGCGATTTGGCGGATGGCTTTTTCAAGGTCGTACCGATTGTCCCTGTTTGGCAAACAGTGTACAGTAGCATAACCGGCGGGTCACCGTCCAGCATGCCCGGCCAAACTTCTTATCCGTTTCCGACAGCTTCTCCTGACGACTGTCGGAAGGCCGGATCCGGGGAATGGTTGGCGCTGCCACGATGGTCGCGACGGATTCCAACGCCGAACGCTCGATCGAGCGGGGAGCACACTGCCGGTTGAAGAGGACGCCCACCGATGCCCACCTTGTTTTGGAATGCCGGCGAGAAGGAGGTCACCAAGGGCCTCGACATTCTCGGCTTCCGCAGGGTGGACCAGGACCTGGAGAAGGCGTGGGTATCCGGCATCACGACGATATCCGAGCGGGCGCGGTACATGGCGATGCTGCCGTGGCTCCTCGTTGAGTACTACAACCTGTGCGGCCTCGAATCGGGCACGGCCCGCGCGCCGGTGTGGGAGGAGTTCCGTGATATCTCACGTCGACTTGAGCTCGTGGTCATGGCTGCAACGCGTGTCACAGACAAGCGGCTGGGCCGCAAGACAACGGGGCTGCTGGGGGGCAAACTATTCGATGCCGAACTGGGCGTTCTTGCCGCTGGGGGGACGGTGGATCTGCAACTCGATGCCGGCGGCGCGACCTTTGGCACGTACGTCGTGCCATGCAGAACGGTCGGCCTGATCAGTCACGAGTCCATCGACGCAGAGTGGCAGGCCCCAAAGATCACACCGCGAGGTCGCCGGATGCACGAGTTCCGCACCCGCGCTCTCGGCGGCAGCTCCATCCTCGAACGGGTGCTTCACGGCGGATCACTCGATGCCCCAACGGTTGAAGCAGGTGCGGATCAATTCTCCGCCGGCGCTCTCGATCTGCCGGTGTCGGACGACGAATGCCGGTTCTTGGAGTCCGTGCTTCTCGAGGCGGAAGACGGGCAAGACACGGACGGCTACGCCCGCTTTCTAACGACTGTTCGATTCGCCTTGACGTCCATTCAAGTGGGGCACGCCGCGTCGCCTGCCGCGATCGCGGCCCGCTACTCGCATGTGACCGAACCCGGGGCACAACTGAACGAATCCGCTCTTGCTTGGGCGGCGTACGAGATGCATCGCAGAGTCCATTTCTCCCTCGAGCTGCTGCTGGGATCGCTCACGTCGGCGATCGGGGAAGTGGATGGGGCGACCGTCAACGATGTGGTTGCATCCTGGACCGAGGACGAAGGGCTTGCGCCCGAGCTAGCCGATGCCTTCACCCCTGGGTTCCAGCTCGACTGGGGTTGCAGCTTTTCAGCCTTTTGCGGCGAGGTTCGGAAGGACGCATTCCTCAACCGTTCGCTCGAACGCCGCGTGCCGAACCGCCTCGCACCACGCGACAGGGCGGTTTATGCGATCACACTGCTCACCGCAACGTGGCAGCGGACTCGGGACCTGTGCGCATCTGGTCGTTTCCCGCGTTCCGTGTCGGGCTCCGAGCGCGTCTACCCGATCCTGGATGCGGCCACAGATCGATCCCTCGCTGATGTGCTGGTCACCATCATCGACCGTGGCGTTGTGGAATCGCATCTCAACACGACGCTTCGGAAGATGGGCAACGGCCTCAAGTGCTCGCTGCGGTTCTTCCCGGATGGCCGGGTTCTGCGCCCGACGGGGATGCAGGTTGCCGCTGGGTACAGCAATGACCGACTCGGTAACGTGATGGGCATCATGGCCGACCTCGGGATGATCGACCACGAATCGGAGGAGCTCTCTGCACGCGGCCGTGCGTTGTTGGACCGCCTTGGAGGGCCCGACAATGCGTGACGACCTGATCAAGTTCCTCGCCGGCCAGAAGAACCTCTCGCACGTGTTCGTTGCGACGTTCAACATCGACTTCATCTTCATCGAGAACGTTCTGCTGCGTGCGCTGCGGAAATGCGGGCACCCCTCCTTGACGGTGTTCGCCGATGCCGACGAGGTAGCGACGACGTTCGCGTCGCAGGGCCGCTGGATCAGCCGGATCGGGCGGCGCTACCGCGTCGTTCCGATCAGAATGGAACCCGGGTTTCGGTTTCACCCCAAGGCCGTCATGCTCGCCGGGACCGACAACGCAGCCCTGTTCATCGGGAGCGGCAACCTGACGTTTGGCGGGATGCGACAAAACGACGAGCTGTGGCTTCGATTCGAAAGTGCCCAGGACGGGACGGGCCCGATCGCGGCGTTCAAGGAACTCGCAGACGCCTGTCTAGACCGCGCTCCATTCCCTGGTCCGGTGCGCGCCGAACTGGCGGACGCCTTCGATCCCGAAGTGCACGGTTGGTCCAAGTCGATCGCGTCCCCTTCAGGCATGCTGTGGCGTGTCGGTCGTGGGCCCGCGCTGCTTGACCAGCTCGCGACGCAGGTAGGTGATTTAGCTGTTCGACGCATCGTCGTAGCGTCGCCGTACTTTGACGAAGGCGGCGAGGCGCTTGCCGCCATCGCGGCAAGATGGCCACGCGCAGCGATAGAGGTGCTCGTGCAATCCGGCCAGTCGCAGTTGCTCGGCCCAGCCTGGTCAGGAATCAGAGAACCGAAGTCGCTCGTGTCCGTGGCAACGTCGAGGGGAGAGAACGCGAAGGCGTTCATTCATGCGAAGTTCTACGCCTTTGTCGGGGAGACGGATGCCGTGTTGTTCGCCGGGAGCGCTAACTGCTCCCGCGCGGCGTTGGCGATCCCTGGCTCCGGTGGCAACGCCGAGAACCTTGCTGTCGTGCGGCTGAAAGCAACTGAAGTGGACGAGATGGTGAGTTCCGGCGTCACGGTCGTGGATGCACCAGCCGTTCTTCAGGCGTCGCTGCCAACCGCTCCTGCAGCCGAGCCCGCTCTGGCCATCCACATCTTGGGCGCTCATCACGAGCATGGCGAACTTGTCGTGGTGTTCGTCGCGCCGCCGCAGTCTCAGGCAATTGAGCTTGTCGCCGATGGTCGCACCCTGTCGGGAACGGATGTGACCGTCGCTGGCGGCGTGCTCCGTGCCCGTGGCCTTGGTGTCATCAGCCGTGTTCGGGTTGCTGCAACGGTGGGCGGGACACGCTTAGCCTCAGCGGAGCATTGGGTCGATCACGAGTTCTTGTTGAGCGCCAGCAGCCGCCAGCGGCAAATGGCTCAAGCAATCGGCGACCATGTCGCGCCGGGGCAATGGAGCTTTCAGGGTTGGACCGAAGTGCTGCGGTTGCTCGGGGACCACCTCATTCACACCCCAGAAGGGGCCGCACGCCAGGCGCAACGAGAGAAGGCAGACAAGGAGAAGCCGAGCACCGTAGCGGCAACAGAGTTCTTCACCACGGAATATCTGCTCTCGGGTCATCGTCACGAAGGCGGTCGGCTCGACGAGGCAGCAAGAGTTCTCGGTTTGCGTGGGCTGCTCCTGGATTACTTCGGCATCTCGAACGACGACCACACCGAGGACAAGCCGGTCGATGAGGAGGACGGTGACGACGACGCAGTGGATAAGCCAACGGCGGTTGAAAAGAAGGAGCGGCAGAGCACCCGCCCCAGGGTCAAGAAAAGCCTCACTGATGCTGAGCGGCGACGCGGTCAACGCATCGCCAGGCAGATCGTCGACGCATGCACATCAAAGGTGTTTGTCGAGACTCGCCCCGCCACAATGTTGTCATCTGACCTCGCCATCGTTGCCGTGCTGCTCGTGTCCGGACACGCAGAAGGGTGGCTGGCGAGCGAGGACTTCCTGGACCTGACCTACCGCGTGTGGTCGTTCCTGTTCTTCGATGATGGCGCTGACGACAAAGGCGCAACACGCAGCGCCGGCGGGCTTGAGCACCGGCATGACAGGTCCGAATCGCCCCTGCAGTTCGAGGATGCGATCCGATCGGTGCGACTCGCCGCCGCGCTGGCCACATGGTGCTTCTGCTGTCCCAAGGGCATCGCGCATGCGGAGACGACGAGGTTTGAAGTCGCCACGCGACTGGCAGTCGCCCGTCTTCCGTGGCTCTGGCATCTTGAGGCCCGCGACAAGGTCGAGCGTGAGTTGTTCGAGATTGCGCGCCGCACGGGCTGGCTCGGGCCCGATGTGGCCGATCGATGGAGCGAAGTGGTCTCGAATTGGAATCACCTCTTTGCAGAGGGGCGAGCCCTTGCGGTGTTCGAGCAAACACTCCTGCAGATGGAGATGCCCAAGCTCCGCGAACTCGTCACGGACGATGGAATCGCCGCGGGCACGCTGCTGTGGCAGGGGCCACGGCTTGGATTTTGCACTCTCGCCCAGCCCGCCAAACGCCGCACTCGATCTGACCAATCGGTATCGGTACTGACCCTTCGCTCGCAGAATCGCGACGCGAAACTCTCGCCGCCGTATCTCCTTCCATTCCGCACCCTGCTGAAACTGGCGGCCGAAAGCTCGCCGGAGCGGTTCACACAGAACCACGCCGACGCGCTAGCAGGGTTTGCGACACGAGTCGAATCGCTCTGGGCTTCATCGCGTTGACCGACCGTTGAACCCATCCTGGCCCATCAGCTTATTCCAGAGCACGCGCTGTGAATCCCAGCGATCAGTCGCGACGAGGCTCCGCAGATGACGTTCGGTGAGTTGGTCCCGTCCCACCGGCGCAGGTGGGAAGAACAGGAGTCGCTCCTGGATGTCTGGGGCCAGATGCAGCAGGTTCATGATCTGGGTCATCCGCGGCTGCGTGACGTTGCAGATCTCGGCGAGTTCGGACTGGTCAGCCACGACGCCCTTGCGGAGCATTCCGTCGAAGTGAATCGCCAACGCCATCAGGCGCGCCACGCGGGGCACGCGGCTGGGCAGGACCTTGGGGGCAGCGTCCGGCGCAGAAACGGCCTTGGTGCGCCGGCCGCGTCGAACAAAGTGAATGGGGCGTACGACGGTCGTCATGCAACCTCCTGGAGTTTGCCGCGGCAGAGCGCCGCGATGCCGGTGGGGCGGAACGTCACCGCCACCGTGGCGGCGTCGGCGTCGTATTCGACCTTGGTGAAGATCAACTTCAACACGCGGGCTTGCTCGCGTGGGGAGAGGTTGGCCCAGACGCCATCAAACTCTTTCAGGGCCTTTCGAGCCTCATCCCTTGAAATCGCGGTGGCGTCCATCTCGGCAAGCCGGGCTTCAACTTCCCCCAACCGCTGGCGGGAGTTGGTGATCCGGCCATGGGCATTCGCCAATTTGGCGGTCACGTCGGTCGTCGGGCTGGCGTCAGCGACGAGCGATTGGAGATCCCTTTCGAGCCGCTTCAGCGACGCTTTGAGATCATCTCGTTCACGCTGAAGCGACGCAGACTCTTCGTCTAGGCAGGTCCTCGTTTCGGCCAGGACACGATCGAGCAGGTCGCGGTCCTCGCCGAGGGAACGGATCTCATTCACAACGACGCGCTCGATCTCTGCTCCCGGAAGCGTTCTGGCGGGACAGGTGTCGCTGCCGCTCTTGATGGCTTTCACGCAGCGGTAATACCTGTAGAACCGTCCGTCCTTTCCGTAGAAGGAATGCGTCATCGCGGAGTCGCATACCTTGCAGCGCAGAAGTCCCCGAAGGAGCGCGCCGTATTTGTTCCGCACCTCTTTGCCACCGGTGCGGCCGTTTTCTCGCATCTGGCTCTGGACCCGTTCGAATACGGCCGGTTCCACAATCGCCTCGTGCTCACCGTCGTAGACCTGGTCCTTGTGAACGATTTTCCCGATCAGGATCGGATTGGTGAGAAACGCGTACAGCGTCGCCCGGTCGAACGGGCGTCCGCCCTTTGCCGCTCCCTTTCTCGTGATGCGACGCTTGTTTGGCCATCCGCGCCGGGTCAACTCTGTCACCACCGGCTGCAATGAACCCTTGTCCAGATACATCTGGAAGATTTCACGGACACGCGCAGCCTCCTTGGCGTTGATCACCAGCCGCGGACTCCCACCGGACCGGTCGACGTCGTAGCCCAGCACGGGCACGCCGCCCGCCCACTTGCCGCGACGCTTCTGGGCCGCGACCTTGTCGCGGATGCGCTCGCCGATGATCTCGCGCTCGAACTGGGCGAACGAGAGGAGGATGTTGAGCGTCAGCCTGCCCATCGAGCTTGTGGTATTGAATTGCTGCGTCACCGAGACGAAGGACACGCCCTTGCGGTCGAACGCTTCCATGATGCGGGCAAAATCGAGGAGCGACCTGCTCAGTCGGTCCACTTTGTAGACGACCACGCAGTCGATCTTCCCGGCCTCAATGTCGCGGAGGAGTTGCTCAAGGGACGGCCGCTCCATGCTGCCGCCGGAGAAGCCGCCGTCGTCGTAGCGATCGGGAAGGCAAACCCAGCCTTCGTTCTTTTGGCTTGCGACGTATGCCTCGCCCGCATCGCGTTGCGCGTCAAGGGAGTTGTACTCCTGATCGAGCCCTTCCTCGCTGCTCTTTCTGGTGTAGATCGCGCACCTGATGCGTCGCTTCTCGCCCGCCACGGTTCCGTTCACAACACCATGTGGGTTGATTGGGGCTCGTTGTTTCATGACTTCCCCTGTAACCCGAAGAACCTGAACCCGTTGACGTGCGTCCCCGTCACCTTCTTGGCGATGGCCGACAACGAGCGGTAACGCTCGCCGTCGTAGTCAAACCCCTGACCGTCGGGCAGGACGACGACCCGAATGGCCCGGCCCTTGTACTCCTTCACCACGGCAAAGCCAGCGGGTGGGATCCGGGCATCCCCGGTTACCATTCCCTTCACGGAACGGGTCGTTGTGCAGCCTGGCCCTGGCTGCGGCGGGCAGATCGTGGCCTTTGGGGCCATCACGCGGACCTCCGCGAGGTCGGCCAGCTCTGCTGCCCGCTTCCGCGCCCGCTCGCTTAGACCACCCTCCGCGTTGGCCTGGATCCGCCACGCGATTTTGCGGATCAGGTACGCGCGGTGGCGAGTGCGGCACTTGTGGCCGTGCAGATCTTCGTACCGCTGCACAAGGTCGCCTGTGGTCATCTTGCCAAGGTCGTCGAGTTGTCGCTGCGTCAAGTCGGACAT